AAATAATAAGTTCGGCTAAAAATATAAAAAAATTAGATGATGATGTTTTGAAAAACAAAAACAACATGATCGAAGACATGATGAAAAAAGGTGTGGATAGAGGAATGGCTGAAGAAATGGCTGAGACAATATCTAAAATAGCAGAAAGTGCAGGACTTGGTAAGTTCAAAGACACACCAAAACTTACAGATGAGGGAATCCTAGAATTAGAAAACATATTGAAAAATATGGAGACAGGTAACAAACCTAAAAGAGATCTAAACGCTGACGGTGGACGTATCGGTCTGAAAGATGGAATGAACAGAAGAACGTTTCTAAAATTATTAGGTGGACTTGCATCAATACCTATCATCGGTAAAATTATTAAACCATTAAAAACAGTTAAAGGTGTCAAGAACGTTCCGATAATCAAAACAGATAACGTGCCTGGCAAACCAGAATGGTTTGATTCGTTAGTCAACAAGGTTATCATAGAGGGCGATGATGTTACCAAAAATCTTGCGACCAAAGACAGAGAGATTGTTCACGTTAAAAAAATCGATGACAATAACGAGGTAACGGTCTATCAGGATCTTGAGACTGATTCTGTAAGAGTAGAATATAACAGTCCAGATAATATGTTTGGAGAACCTGTAGATCTTGATTTTAGAAGAACTTTACCAGATGAGGGAGCACCCAAAGGATCAACAGAGTTTGAAGTCACAGAGTCAGGTATAGTTGGAAAAAGAACCGGACCTGATGATTTTGATCTAGAGGTGGAGGGAGTAGGTGGTAGTTCAATCAGTGATATATCATCTGATGTTTCTAAATTAAAAGAATACGCAACAGGTCAAAAACCAACCATGAAAGAGTTTCTTGATATCAAAAAAAGAAAAGATAAAGTTAAAAAAATAAATGAGAATGATCCAGATGAGGTTAGTCAATATGTTACAGATAGACAAGGAGATTATGATCCTAGTTATGATGATTATGCATCAGGTGGTATCGCTGGAATGTTAGGTGAGTAATGGATCCTTTAGAAGCAGCCATAGAAGAAATCAAAAAAGAGTTTGGTGAGAACTCAATCACAACAACGAACACAATAGACAGACCACAACAATCATTAGACAGGGATATGTTTGTAGATTTCAACGAACGTAATCCAATGATGGATGGTGGACGTATTGGTTTCTATAAAGGAAAATTAGTAGAAGCAGGACCAAATAAAGGTAGTTATGTAGTTCCAGTATCTAATGAACGTGTTTATTTTAGTCCAGAAGAATATGGATCAAAAGCCAAAGCTAAAAAAGCCATGGAACAATTTATTAAAGACAGACCTGGAACAGGAAGTGCCTATAAAGGTGTTGGTAGAATACCTTTAAATAAAACACAACAAAAAATTTTTGATAAGATTAAAAGATATAATCTTTTTTCTAACACAGGTGACTCTCAAATAAAAACAAAAATTAGATCAGGAGAGTACACTAAAAAAATAGTTGATGACTATGTAAAAGCATTTGATTTAGTTAAAAAAGAAAATTTAATTAATCTTACAGAGATGAGCAAATTGCTCGGTGTAGAAGAAAAAACTAGAATTAAAGGTGGACCAACTGCTGGTTTTAGAGCACAGATAATAGATAATTTGTCTAGAGAAAAAGAAAGATTAAGCCCTTCAAAAAGAAGTTTTATAAATGAATATTTAATTAAAAAAATGAAACTTCAAAAAGTTAAAATAGGAGAAGGACTACCTACATATTTAATTAAAAAACCAACTTCTCAAGAAATTAAAGATATTCAAAAATATTATTTATCAAGAAAAGATAATTTAGATAAAAATTTAGTAGAGAGAGTTAAGCTATTTCATAATGATCCTGTATTTAAAAAATATACAAAAAAAGGATTATTTCTTCCACAAAACGAAGTTATGAAAAAATATCTTGCAGATAAAGGTATGACGTATAATCAAGCAGCCTACGCTCAAATAAAATTAAACCACATATATAATGGGGGATCTTATAATAATTGGGATTTAAAAGAGATTGGAAAAAATAAATTAGCAGCAAATACTTTTTTTAGAGCCACAGCAAAACTACCTTTTAAAAATCCATACAGAGCACAACAATATGTTGATGCTATGAAAACAGTTACTGACGATTTAGGACCTGAATATTTTGGAAAAAAAGGAACCATGCAAGATTTTAAAAATAAAGCTAGAGCAATTTTAAAAGAAAAAGGAATTCCAATTTATACTGCAACGGATAAAAATCCTTTTGGTATTCAATTAAATGAACTTACGGGTGTAACTGCGGCTAGTAGAACTCAAACTGGTGCTATGGCACAATTTTTTAATTTAGTTCCAGGTCAATTTAATTTAGGGGCTTATGCAGCTTTTAATAGAACTTTTGAAGAAGCTCAAATTAATTTAGAAAATGAAATTAAAAAAAAAGCAAAAGGAAATCCTCAAAAAGTTTTAAAAGATTTCAATGCTAAAAGAAATACATTACTAAAAAACTACAATTTTTTAAAACAAGGAGATGTACCGACTTTGTCTTTACAAAGTCCTACAGAATTTTATGGTGAAAAATTTATGAAAAGAATGTCAGATCAAGGTCTTGATTTAGAAAAAAATTTTAAAAAAAAAGGATACACAATTGGTGTTAGTCAAAATGTTCCAACTATAAAAGAATTTATTCAGGATGAAAAAGTACAAAAAAGAGTTATTAAAAATGTTCAACCATTAGTAAATACAATGCGTGAACTTGCAGGAACAGAAAACAATAAATGTTTAGTTAATATGAAACAACTTATCCAAAGAAAAGCAGATGGTGGTCGTATAGGTTTTAAATTTGGATCAGCAGACCCTAGTTGTGATAACTTAGCAAAACAAATTGTACAAAAAGCTATTAAAGGAGAAGGCACACCTCAACAAAGAAGTATTGTAAATAAACTTATAAAAGGAGGAGCTGACTTTTTAAAAAGTGCAGCAGACCCTGTAGAATTATTAAAGTTAAGAAATTATGTTGGTCCACAGGCTCTTGGTTTTTTTGCAGCGTACGAGGCAGGAGTTATAACTGACGACGTATTAAGAATGGGTAAACCTTTGAATGAAGCTGTAGCAAGTAACTGGCTAACAAAATCTTTTTTACCTTACACAGAAGAATTTGCTAAACAAGAAAATTTATTAAAGTCTGGTACACTTACAGGTAATCAAAGATTGTTTGCATTAGATGCGATGAAGTATAATAAATTATTAAAAGAAGTTGAAAGAATAGAAGGAATGGAAGATGCACAATTAACAGATCAAGGTGGTTATGGTATGATTGATGGAAAGCCTATGGTATCACAAGCAGAGATAGATAAGGCAATAGCAAATGTAACTAGAGTTGCAGAAACAATAGATCCTTCTGTATTAGATCCTAGAAGTGCAAAAGCAATAGAGAACAAAGCTAAGATGGATGAGATGGAAGCGACAAGAATGGCTAAGAAAAAATTTAGTCCTATATTTGGTTTTGATAAATTAAAAAATAGAGCCGTACAGACTGAGTCTGGTGACTACTTACCAGATCCTTTAAAAATAGATTTAAGTCCAATAACTTATAAAAACGTAGAAGATTTTAAACCTGCAACAGAACTTCCAGCCGCAGAAAGAATTAGATTAGAAGATGCTATATTACCTAAACAATTATATAAACCCATGGATAGATCTTTAAGTAATTTTAGATTTAAAGACTCAGATAAAAGTATTTTGGAGGATGAGTTAGAACAATATAATAGAGCACAAAGATTTAAAGAGGCTTTTCAACAACCTGGAATATTAGGGGCTAGTGAAAACTTTGCAGGCGGTGGTATTGCAGGTTTATCTGGTGGAGTAGATGAAGGTCCGCAAAGAAGATCCTTGAACCCTGATTCACAAGGCTTGCAAGGCATATTAAATCGTGTTAAGAAACTATAGGAGTAATAAATGGCAGATATAGATAAAGGACTCCCTAACACTCGTACAAAACTTGAGATCCCTTCAGAAGAAGAGATGGCAGAAGAAGTTAGTGTTCAGGAAGAAGAAGTAGAAAAAGGACCAGTTGAAGTAGTACCAGAAGAAGATGGTGGTGCAACTATAGACTTTGAACCGGGAGCTATAAACATACCGGGCACAGAAAATCATTTTGATAACCTAGCAGATATTTTACCAGAAGAAAATCTAGAACCGATCGGAAACGAGATGGTTCAAAATTATATGGACTACAAATCTTCAAGAAAAGATTGGGAGAATTCATATACAAGTGGATTAGATCTTCTAGGATTTAAATACGAGAATAGAACTGAACCTTTTCAAGGAGCTTCAGGTGCAACACATCCAGTTCTTGCAGAAGCGGTCACACAGTTTCAAGCTCAAGCTTACAAAGAATTATTACCTGCAGATGGACCTGTCAGAACAGACATCATAGGTGTTAAAAATCCACAGACAGAACAACAGTCTGAACGTGTAAAAGATTACATGAACTATTTGATAATGGATCAAATGAAAGAGTATGAATCAGAATTTGATTCTATGTTATTTCATTTACCATTAGCTGGATCAACTTTTAAAAAAGTATACTACGATGTACCGATGGGTAGAGTGGTATCTAAGTTCGTACCAGCAGATGAATTAATCGTTCCGTACACAGCTACCTCATTAGATGATGCGGAATCGATTATTCATACAGTAAAGATTTCAGAAAACGAATTAAGAAAACAACAAGTCAACGGTTTCTACACTGATGTAGAACTAGGCCCTCCAGGTACAGATATAAATGGAGAGCTGAAGAAAAAAGAACGTGAGCTAGAGGGTACAAAGAAGACAGGTAAAAACGAACCTGTATATACTTTGTTAGAGTGTCACGTGAATTTAGACTTGGAAGGTTTCGAAGATGTTGGTAAAGATGGTGAACCAACAGGAATAAAATTACCTTACATCGTAACAGTCGAGGAAGGTAGTAGGAAAGTTCTTTCTATTAGAAGGAACTATGCGCCCGAT